TTTTATTTCTAATCACATCAAAAAATGTAGATTCTTTAAATATATTATTAAACTCATCTAATGATATATTGTTTTTAATAAGTATTGAATCCACGTTGTATTCCATTAATGCAAATATACAAATTATTTATTAAATTGTTTCTTAATATTTTTATCTAAAAAAGCAATTATTTGCCTATTTAATTTACCTGAATAACCTATAAATTGACGTTTAGGCATTTTGAAAGAATGTTTACCCCACGCTTTACCCATTAACCCATCATTATGTATTCTGGCATAAGGCACGTCTGTATAAATTTTAGCGGATAAACTACCAAAACGTTTACTTCTAATTGAACGACTTAAACGACCTGCGCCACCTTTGCCTATTAAAATGCCTCTATCAATTCCTAAACTTCTAACTCCACTTTCACCACGTCTACCACGTTTATAAGTATCAATACCTCTTTTTTTACCACTAGCCTCCACTAACTTCTCTAATTGAGGTTTAAAAGTTTCTATAAACTTTAATATCTTTTTATGTTCCGCAAATGTTGCCATTAGTTTAATCCAAAGTAAAATATTTGACAGTAATATAAACCTTCTTTATTCTTATTTAATAAAATATGTGTAAAATAATAACAACTTTTTGTCAACTGCTCGTTTACGTTTCCTTTGCCTATTAAGTTGTTAATCATTTTCTATTGGCTCAAAAGTTATGTTATTATCTTGATTTGGTAGTGGTTCTGAATGGTCGTTTTCATCCAATAATATTTCTTTAGGTATTTCATTAAATGCCAAACATCTTAAATCACTTAAATAATTTTTACACTTTAAACATCTATCATTTTCCATTATCAATAGTTTTAAATAATTTTAACATATCTTCAGGAACTCCATTAGCCCCATCTTTTCTGTATTTAGCATACCATTCAGCAAAATATTCTAATTTATTTGTACCTGAATATTGAGTAAATGGATTTGATATTTTAAATTCTTTTACAGATTCTTTAAATAATAAATCGTGTCTATGATGCCCTATTTCATGTATAATAGTTGTATGTAATGATTCACTTGATGTAGTTTCCATTGAACTCATTGAAAAATATTTAGGAGTAACCCCATCTGATATTAACTTTTCATAGTGTTTTATGTTTTTTTCAATAGATTCTATTAAATATTTTTTAGAACTTTCTGAAAATTCATTACTTGATTTTATATTTAATAATTGTTTTTTTTGTTCTTCTAATATATCAGTATAAGACTTTATTGGAGTGTGTTTAAAGTCTTTTAAATGATGTAAATTAATGTTTATATCACGTCTTAAAACCTCTCTAGTTTTTCTATCCTGCTCTTGTAAATAAACAGCCTTAAAATTAGATTTAGGTCTATTAACAGTCTTTAAATTATCTATATTTAATGGATTAATTTTATGCTCTTTTTCAACTGCTTTTAATACACTATTAAATAAATTATTATCTTCTAATCCTTTTAAATTAACGTTTTTTACACCTAATTGTAATATCCTTTGTTCAGCTTCTTTAATATCTTTAGCAGGAATAAACTCATTACTCTTAACTGGAGTGCTAACTTTAGGCATTTCCATTCTAGGTTTGGGCATATAAAAGTTATTACTAGCTAAATCCCTATCTTTTGGAGCTACTGTAAAATATGGATGTGCATCACTAAAAACAATTCTATCTTTACCTGCATTCATCATAAATTCAGGCGGTACGGTATCGGGTTTTTTAAATCCTTTTAAACTTGTCTTATCTTCGCTATCTGTTTGTAATGTAGTACATCTACAATTCCATCCATTAGGCGGAAAATACGAATTCCAAAACCTATCATTTACAGGTCTACTAATATTATTTAACATAGCGTGTTCAGGACGTACCCTTCCATCCCCAACTGTGCTATAAGTAAGCATTGGTAATAATTCCGCATTACTTTCAATATCCATCCACATACTAGCACTTCTACTTTGAGATATAGCTGCATTGTATTCAGCTCTTAAATAGTTTTCGTTGTAATTTTTGAATATTTCAGTACCAGTTTTCTTATACTCACTAAATGGCTTAATTCTATCTTTGTCGTAAATAGCATCTGTCATTTCTCGCACTTGGTGGTACTGTTTAGCTCCCGAAAACACATAAACGTTATTTCTTAAATCGTTAAGCATTTTAAAATCGGGACTATTCCATTCAACATCTGTTAATGCTTTACCAAAGCCATTATAAACACCATTAGTTAGCTTTTCGGCTACTCGTAAATATGTTGCAACGTCTAAAGATTGTGGAGTGATTAAGCCACTATACACACCAATTACAATACGTTCAATTTCTTCTTCTGAAAATATGTTAATTGGCGCAGCATTTTGTATGTCGCAAAATCCACACATCTATTGATAAAGATTATCTAATCTATTTTTAATATTAACCACATCGGTAGGATCATTAATTACAATAACCTCACTACCATATTTCTCTTCTAAATACTCAGGACTGAAAGTAAATTTACCAGTCTTAATTAACTCAATATCTATCTTAGATTGTTCAATTAAAGTTAAATCATCTTCAGCTTTAACAGTTATTTTAACACCTTCAGGAAATATACCTAAACGTGTCATCATTGGCACTAATTGATAGTTTAAAACTCCTTCAATAAAAAATTCATCGTTATAAGCTACATTCTTTAAAACACGCTCTTGTACTTCTGCACTACCTACATAGGCTTTTTCGTCTAGCGTTCCTGTTTGCCCTAAAATAAGTTTACTAATCTCACTATTACAACGCTGTATCATCATGTCAAACACTTGAAAAGCATCTGAACGATTAGATTCTACTAACTCAATTAAATCACCTGTATCAAACACACCATAAGAAGCTACACCCATATTTTTAAGCATTGATTCCATATTATCACGAGTTACTTCATCTCTTACATCTGTTTTGCCTATTCTAATAGGGCTACCAAATATTTCTACAAATTCACTCCACGCACCTAAAGCGTTTTTCTTCCAAATAACTAAAGGGGCTGCTTTCATATATAAACCTAAATCTCTAGGCTTACCAACTCCAATACACCAATTATTATAAGGAGCTTCTAAGTAGTCAGTACCACTTAAATCTGCATAAGTATTAGTTACTATATGAAATTCGGGCTTAACGTATTCTCTAGGTACTAATTCAACTGATTTAAAAGCATTATCTATAACGCTATCAAATTGAATTAATGAATGTCCGTAATAAATAGCATCTAATGAATAATCTATAAAATCTCTAAACCATTTTTGTTTAATGATATATTCCAACTCTTCGTTTTCTTCACCGTTTAATTTTACATCAAAGTCTTTAGATAGTGTTAAGTTTTTACGTTGGTTTACTGCTGCTGTTAAATGAGCATCTAATTCAATGTTCTTATAAACTTTGTACAATTCCGATCGCTGAGGAGCTGTTAAAGATTCCGCTCTAGTTACCGCTAGTTTGTAAGTTTCAATATTAGTAAAGCCCCTATACAATTGAGTAGGAGTAGTAATACGTTTTCTAATATCTGCTGTTTTAGGCATATTAACAGAAACGTCCTGTACTTTATTAAAATCTATGTTATATCCAAATAATTTCATTATATAGCTCCTTTTCGATTATAGAAAACCTCTGAAGATATAATATGATGTTCATTAGTTATTTTGTCGATAACTAATAATTTACCATCTCCAAAAGACATTAATATTTCGTATTTATCATTCATTACCAAAGTTGATTTGATGATTTAATAGTGTTACCATCTGAGTTACCCCATCTAATAGAAACACCTTGTTGCGGTAATATTTGAGGTAAATCCGCTGTAATATCTCCACTAGCTACACGTTTAAGCCATGCAATAGCCCCACCGTTTTGAGTAGCATTATTACCATCGTAACGCTCTTTACGTAAATCTGGAATGTTTCTAGGATTAATACGTGAGTGTAAATGATACAAAGTAATGTCTAGTAAATACATTACTATTTGTTGGTTTCTATTATCTCCTTCACTCCATTTAGTAGTATCGTCGGGATAAGTAGCGGTTAATGTATAAGCACTACCAACGCTCCAAAAACCAGTTTCAGTTGGTAAAATTCCTTTACAATTTAATAAACAAGTGTATTCAATATTGTTATAGTAAACCTTATCTCCTACAACGTATGAAGTGGTATTTACATATTCATCTTCTGGTAATTTAACGTAAAATAGTGATTTATCAGCAGCTTTTAAAGTCCATTCGGAAGCATTAAAAGCGTGTGCAGTACTACCAGCTATTGACTTATAAATATTACCATTATAAACTACATATTGACCAGTAGTGTAAACAGTAGAAGCACTAAAAGTACTTGCAGTCCATTCAACTAATTGTTTGCCGTTATAAGTAGCAGTAATATCAAATGCTTTAGTATCTGTAAATATCTGATTAACTATGTAACGTTGAGCTAAATAACTAATCATTTCACTTTGTGCGGATTGCTCAACATCTAGTTTAGTTTGTTGGTTAGATTCGATTATTTGAGCTAAGTTATCCGATTGAATAACACGTAAATAATCATTATCTCTTAAAAGTCTAGCCATTGTACAAAAATATAAACAAAATGTGCTTAATTAATACTATTGTTACTAATATTTTCCAAATCTAATTTAACTTTATTCTCTTTAATCTTATGAACCTCTGCGTTAAGCATAGCTAATTCTAATTTATGCATATCCTGAACATAAGTAATAAAGTTGTATTTCAACTCTTTAATACGTGTTTTACGATTAATTATAAATGTATCGGAGTGAATTAATGTGTTCGTTTCCTTATCTTCAATAAAGAAAGTTATTGTATTATGTCCATCAATTAGTTCTTTGTGTGATTTTACTTTCATTATAACCTATGTTTTACGTTTATTGGTGCGTTTCCTATTTTTCGTCCGTATGTGTTTGGCATTCCATTTTGGAACTTATTAAATGATTCATTTAGAGTATAGCAAATATAGTAATCCATATTATCGCTAAAATGGTGGTGCTTTTCGTAACTTCTACCATCTTCACCTTTAACCTTTTGCTTTAACTTAGTACCATCGCTATCTTCTAAACCAAACAATAAATCATTTTTCAAATATACACTATTTTCATTAATAAATATCATACAATCATCAAAATTAGATTGAAATATTGAATTAATAAAATCCCCTCTAGTTTTAACTGGCGGTTGTGTATTGAATAGTCTTAATACTGGTCTAAACTTATCTAATTCGTTTTGTATAATCTTAAAGTCATTATGACCAGCTTCATTTCTTGTTCCTTCTTGCTTACCACTAGGATCACCATAAACAAATAAACCTGCATTATGTGAGTTGTATAGCCTTGTAAACTCTCTACAAGCATCAATAGTTCTATTTTTAGGATATTCCATTGCTATCTCATTAATCAAATAACATCGTTTACCTTCTTGTTGCCAGACAGATAAAGATACATAAGGATTAACATTAAAGTCAAATGATATGTGTAGTGGTAATTGTGGATTGTATTCAAAGTTTAATGTGTTTTTACCTAAATCAAAGTTCTTGTAAAAACGTCCTCCAAGTTGTTTATTACCCCACTTACCATTACAATAAACCTCCCAATAATATGGATTCTTTAACTTTAAATCCATTAAGAATGCAATAAACTCACTTGGAATCCATTTATTATGTGTATGGTCTGAATGATGAATAGTAAAAGGTAATTCAACATCTTTAACCTCCATTTTTAATGTGTTATGATTAAAAAATGGCACGTCCTTCATAAGAGTAACTGAACGATAAGATAGTTCATTATGTCCTTTAAAAAAACGTTTCCAAAACCAATGATCTTGATAGTTACCTTCAGTTTCAGGATTTATAGTAAATGTTTCTTGTAAATAAGCAGCTTTAGTAGTACGGATTGAAGTGGTAACTGTTATAAAATCCGCTTCACTTGGTATATCTTCTTCCCACCATGCACCTGTTGGGTCTTTAACAGATTTAATCTTTTGAGTATCATCACATCCACGAGCTAAAAAACAGTTTCAGTTAATGCAATGTATCTCTAATGGCTGCAACTTAAATTCAAATAGTTCTTGTATCCCTAATTCAATAATAATATCTTTAATAGTTTGGTAACTACTATCTTTAATAGTTGCATAGGTGTTACGAATTAGGATATGTCTAAAATAGTTTTCAGTTAAGCAACGGTAAATTAACTTCTTTGCTTCAAAGTTAGATTTAGAGCTGCCACGTCCACCGTACATGATAACATACCTATCTTTATTATTTAGTAAAGGAATAAAATGTTTATTTACAATTTTATCCCATTCACACCATTTAACTTTGAACATAGTAATAAGTAGGGGTTAAGTTTTCTTCACATAAAATAAATCATGTTCCCGATATTAATTCAAAACACACACCCGCTCTTCGTGTGTCCCCATATTTTTAATCTTGTTTAGGTACAATTACTTCAATTAGCTTACCATCAACTTTAGCGTTAATATCAGCGGGTATAAGTTTAGCAGCTATCTTATAAAACTCAGTCGGTTCTTCTTTTGCCCAACTTAACATATTT